GTAAATTTATATCCCCTATCATCAAAAACAAGATAGAGGCTGAAGCGATGAAATTAAATTTTTTACCGCGACAAAACAGTTTACCTATCTAAAAATATATGGTACAATACTACAGTTATACTTCAGTCATACAAGGAAAATACAATGTCACTAGAAGCACTAAAACGCAACCGCACAGATTTCAACCAACTTGTCCAAGCTGCTCAGTCAGTTGGCGGTGGTGATACCCAAAACCAATCATACAAAGATGAACGTGAATGGAAGCCAACAGTCGATAAAGCTGGTAATGGATATGCTATCCTACGCTTCTTGCCAGCGGCAGAAGGTCAAGATATTCCATGGGTACGTTACTGGGACCACGGGTTCAAAGGACCAACAGGTCAATGGTACATCGAGAAATCTCTTACATCAATTGGTCAGAATGATCCAGTCGGCGAACTAAACTCTCGCCTATGGAATTCTGGTATCGATGAAGATAAAGAGACTGCGCGGAAGCAAAAGCGTCGGTTACACTATGTAACCAATGTGTATATCGTATCCGATCCTTCTAACCCACAGAATGAAGGTAAGGTTATGATTTATAAGTTTGGTAAAAAGATCTTTGATAAGATTATGGATCTTATGCAGCCCCAATTCCCAGATGAAAAGCCAGTCAACCCATTTGACTTCTGGGACGGTGCCGACTTCGTTATGAAGATTCGTAATGTCGAAGGTTATCGTAACTACGACAAATCAGAGTTTAAATCACAGTCAGCTTTGTTAGATGGCGATGATGCTAAGCTCGAAGGCATCTATGGTCAACTACACGATATTAGTGAGTTCATCGATCCTAAAAACTACAAGTCTTATGATGAGCTAAAGGCTAAGATGTATCAGGTACTAGGTGAACAAGCACCACGTACTGTAAAGCAAACCGTAGCCCTGGACGATGAAATCCCGGACTTCGACTCTCGTCAACAAGCTGCACCCCAGCCAGCGGCTGCACCCGCACCGCGTACAGCTGAAGCAGTTGAGGAAGACGATACAATGAGTTATTTCGCTAAACTAGCAGCGGAAGACTAAGGCGCACGGGGAAAGCCTGACAATCTCGTCGAAAGTACCCAAAAAAATCCACCCTCGAGTCTGCAGCTCAGGGAATGGTGAGTGACCATCAGCTCGCAATGATGCACGGTCTTCCGGTGTACAGTGAAGATAGGGAGGGGAACACCTAGGAAGGTTCTCCTCCTGATTTATTTCTGGAGATGAATATATGAAAAATAAATTGTTATTAAATTATCTACATAATGGCATGGCAAACGTTATAGGTTTCTGTCGAGAAAGCGACTTTATTATGGCTGACCATTTAAATAATGATTTTATGAGTGGTGGTGTTTTAGAGATTGGTGTTCACCACGGTCAATTTTTCATCGGGTTAAATTGTTTGACTGAACACAATGATCAATCCACTGCTGTTGATGTTTTCGATTATCAGCATTTGAATATTGATAATAGCGGTGAAGGTGATTTAGATGCCTTTAATAAAAACCTTTTAACGTATGATAAACACATGGGTAAAAACGTTTCTATTATAAAAGCAGATAGTGTCATGCTTAATGAAAGCGATTTTAGCCACAAATACAAATTCATTAGTGTAGATGGTGGGCACACCGTAGAGCATGTAATAAACGACCTAAAACTTGCATCTAGTTTAGTGTGTGATACAGGAATTGTTGTGCTTGATGATTGGTTTAACCATTGGTGGCCAAGCGTTACTGAAGGCTTAGTTAAATATTTACAAACATCTCCGACACTAATTCCCTTTGCAACAACAGAAAATAAAATGTGGTTATGTAAAATTAGCCATAAACATTTTTACACTGATCTTGCAAACAATGCGCCGTTTGACAAATGCCCTGTAAAATTCTATGGGCATGATATAGTGGATTTATATTAGTGAATTTATTTCACGCCCAGTGTTCCTAATGTAGGGAATCCCATCCCAGCTATACCCTGTTCAATCTTGCTATGGTTAATATCAATGGTAGGCTGAAACGGTAAAATCATTGATTGTCCAGAAGAATTACTACCAGACGCCCCAGAACTTAAAGTACTTGCCGCTTCATTTAATGCAATAGCTGCTTGAGTTTGTAGGATAGCCGCATCCATTGCGGCTTGTATCGCTGGGTCATCCGATTTGGCCAAACCTAATTCATAGAAAAGATCCCCCTGGGCTTTACCCCTTTCTATTTGGTCTTTTAGGTTTTGCTGATTTATCTCTTGCGCTGTAGCGGTTCCGCTAAGGATTTTAACCCCATCAATTACACTTTGCACAGCCTCTTCAGAGAATCCGCCCAGAGTTTCTACAGTTCCTCTTACCACTGGATTTAGTGTTACTTCACCACCTTCTTTGCTTACCCTTTTATACCAATCGGTTTCTCTTACTTTCTCTCCCATTGTCAGCCCGATATTAGTTTGGCTACCTTGACCTCCCCCAGCCATCCAAAGTGCTGTTCCGAAATCAAAGAGTTCCCCTACTGCTGTCGCGCCTGTTGCAGCTATTTCTGCCATAGCCTTACCGCCCGTAGCTGTGTTGTCGTTGAAGACACTTGGAGCCCCAAACGTATTTCTTTGGTATTGATTTGCAAAATCAACAGCGTCTAGTAATCCAAACCCAATTGCTAATTTAGTGCCAGTTTTTATATTGGGATCTGCTGCCTTTACTTTAGGTTGCTCAGGCGCACTTGTATCAACAGTGAATGCTTCTGCTTCAGGTGCTGACAGCAATGGTATAGGATTACCCTTTGCATCAAAGCCAGCTGCAGATAATCTACGGACTGCTTCATCGGGCGAGATAAATCCCCTACCCTTTTCAATATATTTTACAGTCTTACCATCGTCTATAACTTTTATATTTCTAATGTCCTGAACAGCCGTTGCTAATTCGGGTTTGGGCGGAGATGCTGTTTCAAAGCTGACCCCACCAAGATCTACTGATGCTGCTTGCGGTTTTGCCGGGGGTGCTGATATAGTTGGAGCCGTGGTCTGAGGAGTGGATACTTCGAAAGTATCACTTGAGATATCACTTTGTAAAGCTGTGGCTTCAGTAGAAAGAATACTTGCATCCACATCACCTCTTATTTCTGCCGCTGCTTGAAGTTGTTTATTTAATTCTAATAACCGAGCTTCATTTCTACTTTGTGCATATCTATTATACTCAGCAGCAACATCCATTGTCTTCTGACCGAGTTTCTCACCGGCCTTTTTAAAAGGTTTGCCAGTTGCAAGATTAAATGCCTTAACAGCCATTTTGCCGGCATATACACCTAGAAGTAGTTTAGCCCATGGGGGAAGATTATTAAGGAATCCGAGTGGATTCATTCCGCCGGATGGTTTCCCGGCACCAGCCCGTCCTGCCCCCGCTGCACCAGCAGCTCCTAGCATTGCAAAGAGTTTCTTTCTTTCTCTTCGATCTTCCTCGGCATCTAACTTACCACGCTGTTGTGCTAGAAACCATTTTTCAAAGTTTCTATTCAGCTGGTCAGTATCTTCTTCGATCCTGCCTAAGGTTTTATTAACTGCTTCTAACGACGACATTGTGTATCCTTATCTAGTAAAAGCTCTTTTCTGTCTTTCTTCTCTTTGCTTCTTTATCTGATCGAGAAGCATTTGAAGGTATATCTCTCTTTCCCATGGCAACATATTCTCTAAGTCTGAAAGTGAATAATTGTAATTCTGTAGCAGCTGGAAATTCACTTGATAAAAATTCACTAGCGTATCATGAGAAAGAGCTATTAAAAAAAATCGTATAATCCTTGTAGCGTATATTTATTTTTCTGATCACACCCTTCACACTCATACTCTACATCTTGTTTTAATCTAGGCAAACGATTTACAAATTCTATAAGTTTATTATATTGGTTAGTTGTCAAGTTATCCATAAATTTGGCAATCTCTTCCACAGGTTCATCTTTGAATCTAATCAGTTCATCTGGCGTATGTAGTTTATCTAAGCTCTGCATAATAGTTTGGTATAATAGCTCACTAACAGAATCATCCTGGGTTACACCGTTACCATTCAAAACATCAATATAGGTTGGAAACTTTAGTTCCAGTTTATAGTCTTCCGATATCTCAATCATACGATCGGGAAACTTGGATTGATCAACGTGTATCTTATCTACGATGACCTCTACACCATTTTGTTGTCCGCAACCCGGACAGGTCAAAACAACATTACTAGTTTCACCTACTGATTTGGATCTAATCTGTAAAAACAAATACTCGACGTCAAATGTAGTCAAAGCGTTTCTATCTAGATTATCCTCAACACAATTAATAACAATGTCTAATAATGCTTTAGCAATGTTAGCCGTTTCAGCTGATTCGAATGCTATGAGAAGTGTTTTTTGTTCTCCTACGTTGTATGGTCTATATCTTACTGTTTTGTTTGTTGATGGAATAGTAATATCATACCAAGGGAAAGTATTAATCTGGGGTAATGCCATTCAATTCATCCTTTAAATAATTAAGTATCAAAAACCCTGCCTATTGCTGTGCCAATCTGGCGGGATATAAAGTTCTGTAGTTGTAGTGGTTGGAATGCCTTATTTGAAGTCCAGTTTGTATAGGATAGCTGTACGTTCAGTTCTACCAATCCATCCAATTCGTTATTTAGCTGAATAGGATTAACTGTGGTTGGGAAAGCATTCTCCAGTTCACAGATGTAAACAACATCATCGTTTGTGATGGAGCTTAGATCCAGTTGTCCTGATGCCAGATCGATAGGACCAAACTTAGGAAGTCTAGTTCTAATAGCCTGTGGGATCTTTCTAGTATCAAAGAATTCTTTCTTAGGTGCAGGTAAGTTAAATCCCTTTTTAAGCTGACGAATCTTTACGGATTTAGCATATCCACTTCCGTCTCTAGCCTTCTGGTATCCCGCTTCGAATCTATTCTGGTCAATAGCAAGGTTCTGCCATGCCTCAAAGTACTCCTTCACACCGTAGTCATTCATTACATGAAAGGTCAATGAGATATCTGTGACAGCATAACCATATGCCATTCTTTCCATCTTCATACCGATACGACGTTCGTTAGTCATAATCTGACGACCAGGAAGCTGTACGTCTTTACATAATAGATTTAGTTCTCGAACGGATGCACCTGGAAAGCCACCTGGCAATTCTATCAAGAACAGATTGGCCCTTGCCATTCCATCCTTGGCAGATACTAAAGACTTAAACTGATCAATGCTTGCCATTAAATCATCCTTCTGGAGTTAGAATAAACCGTTGACTTACCAGCCTTCTGCCAATCAGCTGTAGGTAAGAATGCTGCAATCTCCCACTCGGGCGCGTGCACCTTCGCGAACCTACTTCTTACGTT